TCAGCCACCCCAAATTGGACACGGATTCGAAACGCTGGCCTCAGAGGCCACGCCTTCGGATTTGTTCGGGACAGAAGCCTCATTTCGATTTGATATCGGGATGAGGCTTTTTCCGTTTTTAGCGGGGATTGTGCCGGGCAGGGCATCTTCGATTGGCTGGTTAATAAACATATTAATAGCTATTTTATCTTCATGGATAAAGATATCTTTTATCAGCGCCCGCAAGAGGCTTCGTTGAGCTTCTGGCGGGGCTTTGTCTATATACTGCATGGCAAAACAGATATTTCGCTGTAGGAATTCTCCGGAGTGAGCGTTCATTTTTGCCAGTTTTTTCTGTATTTCAATCTTTTCGGCTTCTCCTTCCAAAACAGCTATTTCGTTCTCGATATCGGTCATTTTGGTTTTATACGTCGTTCCCTGGGCAATCGTTCCGTTTAATGCTAATTCCAGCAGTTCTTTGGCTTCACGACGTAACACGTTCAGCTTTGCTTCTTTCTCGAGGAGTTTCTTTTCCGCGTTCTCGAACTTTATTTGGGAATCTAAGATGGCATTGCCGATGGCTTTTATGATAATTTTCTGATCCCTTGAGGCCCGCTTGAAATAATCGATTATGGCCTGATCAAACGCGGTTGATGATACGCGTTTTTTAGAACAGCCGAGAGACTGTCTTGCTCTCCCGCATTCATAATAGAAAAACTTACGTTTACTCCGGCCAGCGGAATGAACGCTTACCATATGACTTCCGCAGTCTCCGCATTTAATAAGTCCCGCCAGAAGAGCGTCGTATTCTCTGTGTACCTTAGTTAAGTTATGCCCGGGAAGACGCGCGCTCAGGATACGATTGGCCTTATCCCATAAAATTTCATCCACAAGCGGTGCATGCTGTCCTTTATGGATTTCACCATCGTATTGCAGGTAGCCTTTATAAAACGGATTTTTCACGATATGGGATAATCCCTGGCGCCGCCATATTTTTCCGTTGGATGTCGTTATGTTTCGATTAATAAGTTCATGGGCTATTTCGGTGAGTGATTTATTGTCGGCCGCCATCTCCCATATGATTCTGATGTGTGGCGCGACTTTTTCATTGATGACGATTTTATTAGGCTGTTTCCCGTTCGGTAAAGGATCGCCGTCTTTTATGAGTTTGTATCCAATCGGCACTTTCCCGCCGACACGTAATCCCTGCCGCACACGCGCGACAGCAGAAGCTTTCACGCGCTCGCCGGTGAGTTCCCGCTCAAAGGCTGACAAAATTCCCAGTATGCCGATTACTACCCTGCCTATAGCGGTTGAGCTGTCTAAGTTTTCTCTTACCGAGACAAAATCGATTTCTTTTTCCCTGAATAGATCAATAAGCCAGTAAAGGTCCCGGGTATTGCGGGTCAAGCGGTCGAGGCGGAAGAAGATTATTCCGTCAAACGGCGCTTTCTTGCGCACGTTGTCGATAATCATCTGGATGCCGGGCCGGTTGAGGTCTTTGCCGGAATATCCGTCATCATTCACTATGCCTTTGTTGCCAATCCCGGCAAGCTCATACCCAAAAGCATCCAGCATGTTTTTGCAGTGATGGGCCTGGGCATCAAGGGTCGTAAAGTCGCCCTGGGCCTGGTCATCGGTGGAGCAGCGGGTATAAATCACGTATCGTTTTTTCTCGGTCTTTTTGTTGGGTTTTATCATTAGCGCCTTCTTTTTACCAACACCCCTATAACACAAAAGAGCATAAGTCAAGCCATATTAAGAGCTTTTGCGGCTCTTTAAAAGTGACCTACAATAGAGGAGTTCTACCCGTATATACAGATTTTCAGGCTGAAGTGTGCGGAAAAAATTGTCTCATTTCGGAAACAAAATCTGTATATACGCGGTAGAGGTGGAAAATATGGGGCAGCGGATAAGTACAAATTTCAATAAGAGGTTCGGAGGCCGGATCCGTATAGTTTACGCGCAAAAGTCGTCCGCATCGGAAAAACAATTCCGGAACGGCGAACTCTGCAAGGCAATAATAAAAGTCTTATCCGGCATTTTAGGCAGAGAGCCGACGCAGAGAGAGCTACTGGGCATCGATGATATATCCAAAGAAATAAAAAAACACAAGTAATTCAACTCTCTATAGCCCTCCGTGAGGCTAACCCATAACACCCGTTGTCTGATAAGACAATTTCCGTTTGGGGAATCAAGGGGGAGGTGTTTTGAATTACGGAGGGCTGTTTGAGGGCTGGGAAATAGCTGTCGCGAAGAGGCTGATTGATGAATACAGAAAAGCATGGAGCTGTCTGCAGAGGGAAGGGTTTGATGATCTATTGCAGGAATGCCTCGTGCATTGGCTGGATGTCCGGGATGGATACGATCCCGGACAAGATGCCTCGAAGCAGACCTTCATGGCAAAGGTCATCAGAAATAAGCTCGGCAATATCCTCGAGAAGGCAACCGCTGAAAAACGCAAGACGATTTACGAAAGCGTTTCTTTGGATAAACCTCTCAACGACGACGATGAATTCACCCTTAAAGATAAAATCCCCGATCCCAAAAGCGACCCGCCGCATACCCAAATAGGACTCAGGATAGGGCTTTCCAAGGCATCCAAAAACTTACACCTCAACAAAAGAAGCTGTGCAAACTGCTGGGCGAAGACGGCCTGAGCATGACTGAAGCCAGCAAAGAGATGAAAAAACACCGCAGGCACTTATACCGTGAGATAGCCAGGATCAGGGAAGTCTTCGAGAAGGAAGGGCTTAAGGATTACCTGTAATTTTTTTTGAAGAAGGCTGTCACACTTTGGCGATGAAATCTGTATATACGCAGTGGAGGGGATTCAGGATGACCGATGTATGCAAGTTTAAATTCCTTGAAAAGGTAGGCAAGAAAGCGATCGAGAAAGAGATTGCCCGGGCAATCGAGACTGCCGAATACACCTTCGGCCAGGCCAAGGTCAGGCTTCATGCCGGATATCTGGCCACCAACGACAAGGCGGTCATCGATGCCTCGAGCGATGTCGGCGAATACATCGCCCAGATATTTATCGGGTTAATGACCCGCAAGCTCGGCGAGGACAAGTTCACCGTGGAAAGGATAAGGAGGAAAGAAGACCTATGAAAGTAAATAAAGGATGGAAAGACCTCTACAAAAGACTGAGCGGGTATAACCGGCAGAAGTTCATCGAAGCCAACCGGCCGTTCGGCAAGGACCCAAAGGAATTCATAAAGATGCTGATGTGGTTTCTGGCGGTTTTGCTCATCATCGGCATCGCTTTGATTATCGGGAGGTGATAACAAATGACCAGCAAAAACAGGGAACTATTGGCGTGGTGCAAAGAGAAAAGGATTTTTTCAAAGGCGGACATCATAGCTTACGAAAGCAGAAACTATTACCTGCGCGCCGACAGGACGATCAGGGACTTTGTCCGGCGCGGAATAGTGAGGAAGCTGGATAAGGACGAATGCGTCCGGCGAAACTTAAAAGGCAATATGGCCTGGTATGAATTCGTAACCACATAAACATGACGGTTCAACGATATGGCAAGGATCAGATATTTAAAACCGGATTTTTTTAAAGACGAAGATATAAAAGAGCTTCCCTTTGAAGCAAGGCTGTTCTATCAGGGCCTGTGGGTGCAGGCCGACCGGGAGGGCCGGGGTGAAGACCGTCCGGAGAGGCTCAAGATAGAAATCATGCCTTATGATGAGGTCGATGCCGAGGAAATAATGCGGCTTCTGGCTCATCATAAGAAGAATGGTAAAAGACCGTTTATAGTCCGTTATGAAATCGACGGAGAGAAATATTACCAGATAATCAACTGGCAGAAACATCAGAAACCCCACAAGACCGAACGCAACAGCGATATCCCACCGCCCCCTAAAGAGCTTTTAACCGTTAAGCAACCGTTAGACAACGGTTGTGCCACGAATATCTCAGTTGGGAATGGGGATGGGGATGGGGATGGAAAAGGGAATGGGGAAGAGATAGTTAATAAACAGGCAGAGCCAGCTTGCGCTGTTTCTTTAGAAGCTAAAGAAATCCTGGAGTCTGTATATAGTCAGGGTTTTAATATCTATCAGCTTATCAATAAGTTCAAGAAGGACGCGAAGTGGCGTAAGGACGAGAACATTCCGGATGAAGTCTTGATCAAGATATGCGAGCAGTACCGGAAGGATAAGGACATGATTCGGGAGCCTTATCCCTGGTTCATCAAAGTGCTTAAGATGGAGAGTTCGGCTTACTTTGCCCGGGCTAATGTCGAGCAGGGTAAGAAGTTCAAGAAGGAAGGCATCGGCAAGATGGCGGATATATTGAGACAGATCCAAGAACAGGCAGATGAATAATGGAAAAGATATTCCCGACCATATTGATTGCACTTGATGTATGCGCGGCTGTTGTCTATGCCTGCGGTGGAGACATCAGGCACATGATCTACTGGGTAGCGGCGGCAACATTGACCGCATGCGTGACGTATTGAGGCATGGGTCCTTCCCAGGGGGGCTTGGGCCGAGGGTCGGGTGAGGCGCATTCTGTCAGTGATTGCGGGTTTCAAAAAGCGTGTCGTGGTCGTATGGTTCAAAGGACGGGAAAGTGGCAACAAGGGGGCAACCCGCTTGAAATACGCTGTAAATAAAGGGGTTATGGATATTTGAATTTATGTTCAAAAGGAGGCGGAAATGGCAAAAATCAACGTGAAACCGGACATTTTGGAAGTAAAAATGTCCGAATTAAAACCGGCACCTTACAACCCGCGGGAGATTTCGAATGAGGCCCTTACCGGCCTGCGGCATTCGCTGGAGAAGTTCGGGTTGGTGGATCTTCTGGTGGTAAACAAGCGTAACATGCGGATCATCTCAGGGCACCAGCGCTATAAAATCTTACAGCAGGAAGGCGTGGAGAACGTGACCGCAATCATGGTGGACCTGGATGAGGTTTCCGAGATGGCCATGAACGTGACTTTGAACTCCCAGGAGATTGTCGGGTCCTGGACCCAGGCAATCATTCCGCTTTTGGAGAAACTGCGCACTGAAGCTTCGGATGATTACCTTGCGCTTCGCATGAAAGAATTACGGGATGAGGTTTCGGAGTTCGAAACCGAAAACATGGGAGCCGGTAAAACACTGCCCGATGATATCCCTGAACCGCCGGAAGAGACAATTACCAAAAAAGGCAACTTATGGATTTTAGGAGAGCACCGGCTTTTGTGCGGTGACTCTACCCGGGAGGAGGATGTCGCAAGGCTTATGGCCGGTAATAAAGCAAGCTTGTTTGCGACTGATCCGCCTTATTGCGTCGACTACACCGGAGCCGACAGGCCGACCGGCGGCAAGGACTGGTCTGATGTCTACCACGAGGTAGATATTCCCGACGCGAAGGAATTCATAAAATTGTTTTATAAAGTGGGATTGAGCCATGTGAAAGAAAATACCGCCCTATATCTGTGGCATGCTTCCAAGCGTAAGGCGATGATCGAAGAAGTCTGCGATGAATTGAAGCTGTTGCTTCATCAGCAGATTATCTGGGTGAAGCCCTGCGCCATACTCACCTATTCTTTTTACTCCTGGCGGCATGAGCCGTGTTTATTGATGTGGGTGAAAGGCCAGAAACCGCCTTACCGTCCGAAAGACAAATCTATCGGAAGCGTCTGGACAGTGGATTTATTAAGGTCAGGGGATCCGACCAATCCGGAATATTATTCCGATATCTGGGAGCTGGACTGGGAAGGCAAAAGAAGAAACACCGGAATAAAACATCCTACGGTCAAACCTACGGAGGTATTCGCGATTCCCATGAGGGTGCATACCGCGCCGGGCGATATCTGCTATGAGCCGTTTTGCGGATCGGGCTCACAGATTATTGCCGGGGAACGTCTTAACCGGCGCGTCTTTGCCATGGAAATAGAGCCTATATTCTGCGATGTTACGGTCAGGCGCTGGGAAGAGTTTACAGGCAAGAAAGCAATCCTGGAGGGAGCTCAGTGACGGACAAGAAACAGAACTTAGCGGAAATAGCCCGCAAGAAAAGGCACCTTTATCTGATCGAGAAGATGCAGAGCAGGAAGCCTTTGACTAGTCAGGAGATTGCCGAGCTTGAGCAGTTCGAAGCAGAACCGTTGGGGCCCGCGGTAGTCAAGACAATGGAAGAAGTTGCCAAGGTCATGGACGTTGTCTACAGGACTGTCCAGCGCTGGAAAAAAGACGGCATGCCTACCACCAAGGAAGGTTTTTACGATCTTGACGAAATAAAAGCCTGGTATGAACAGCGCAAAGTAGACCAGGCTGAAGACCGGGCTTATTGGAACACGAAGATACTGAAGCATAAGGCAACTTTACTTGAGATGGAGGTCAAGAAAGCGACTTTTGAATTGATGCCCCGGGAGGAAGTGGAAAGAGGCCGCATCGTAAGGATCATTGCCGTCAAGAGATCATTTCTTGCCCTGCCGACGAGGATGGCGCCGGTTTTGGCAATGAAAGAACCGAGAGAAATCGAAGCAGAGTTATACGAGGCAATAATAGAAATCATAGAGGAGTTTGCCAGAGATGACGATAGTGACAGATCAGGACAGGAAAATCTGGACGCCCCTGGAGAAGCAGGAGTGGAAACCGCCGGAGAAGATAACGGTCAGCCAATGGGCTGATTCTTTTCGTTATCTTAATCCGGTTACTTCAGCCGAGCCGGGCCGATGGAAGACCCAGAGGACGCCTTATCTGGGAGGTATTATGGATGCTTTCACCGATCCTTTTGTCGAGGAGATAACCGTTATGGCCGCTTCCCAGGTCGGTAAGACCGAAGCCATGTTTAACATGCTCGGATTTATTATCGACCAGGATCCGGGGCCCGCGCTTGTGGTCCTGCCGCGAGAGAACGACGCAAAGAGCGTTTCCTGCAACCGTGTCCTGCCTATGATCCAAAGTTCTTTTGCTTTGCGCCAGCATCTTCCCAAACTCTCGGATGATATAACGAGGCTGGAATATCATCTGGACAGGATGATTTTGTATTTCGCCGGTTCCAATTCGCCCGCTGATTTAGCTTCAAGGCCTATCCGTTATCTTTTCCTGGATGAGATTGATAAGTACCCGAAGTTTTCCGGCCGGGAAGCGGATCCGATAAAGCTTGCCACCGAACGCCAGAAGACATTTTGGAACAGAAAGACAATCAAAGTATCCACGCCGACCACAAGGGACGGTTATATCTTCAGGGAATACGGGAAATCGGACAGGAGCCGTTTTTATGTCCCTTGTCCTCATTGCGGCAAATATCAGGTTTTGGTATTCGGCCAGATCAAATGGCCTAAGAGCGAGAAATCGGCCGAGCGCGTCAAAAACGAACGCCTCGCTTGGTATGAATGCTGTCACTGTAACAAGCACATAAAAGATTATCACAAAAATAAAATATTGTTACAGGGCAAATGGGTACCGGAAGACGCCGAGCTTGATGATGACGGAAGCATCTCGGGAAATATTATCAGAAGCAAGCATAGAGGATTTTGGATAAACTCTCTTTATTCTCCCTGGCTTAGGTGGAGTGATATCGCCAGCGAGTTTATGAAGTCGAAAGATTATATCGAGCTTCTGATGAACTTCGTCAATTCCTGGCTTGCCGAGGTCTGGGAAGAAAAGATAGAAGAAACTACTGTCGATAAAATAAGAATTCTCTCACGCGAGTACGACCAGGGCATGGTGCCGGATGATGTGATCGTATTGACCGCCGGTGTAGACGTCCAGAAAGACCACTTTTATTATGTGATTCGCGGCTGGGGTTATTATGAGGAGTCTTGGCTGGTTAGGGCCGACCGTGTCGAGTATTGGGAAGATATCGTAGATGTACTTTTCAAGACCGAATATAAAAAGTTATCTTCTAACGAGACCTTGCCGGTATACATGAGCTGTATCGATTCGGGATACCGCACCGATGAGGTATACCGGTTTTGCCGGGAATGGTCGGATAGGACAAAAGCTATCAAGGGTCAGGAAGAACTTGCGGGCGGCCGCTTCTATAGAGCTTCCAAGATAGATATCAACTCAAGAACCGGCAGTGTTATCAAAAGCGGTTTGGTTTTATGGAATTTAAATGTCAGCCAGTATAAAGATAAAATCAACCGTCTGGTAACTACCCGGGATCCCCACAAATGGCATATCTTCAGGAATCCGACCGACGAATACTTAAGCCAGTTTACCTCGGAGCATAAAGTTTTGGTGCGCAACAGAAATACCGGACGCGCCAAGGAAGTCTGGCAGAAGAAAAAAACGGCGGTGGCTAACCACTATCTTGACGCGGAAGTCTACGCGGTCGCCGCGGCGGATATTATCCGGGCCCTGAACATTAGGAAAGACGAATCGGCCAGGGTGCATCAACGTATAGTCAGCCAGGATACCAGCCGAGGAAACTGGATCAGGAAACGCGAAGGAAGCTGGCTTTAAATGGGACGATGGCTTGAGAAAAGAAGCAATTGGTTAAGGAATAATGATAACTTTCAGGAAGATCAGCCGCAACATCCGGAAAAAAATGACCGGGGTTATGGAGTCGTATTTATTCCTTTGAGGTGTCCGAAGTGCAACAGCAAAAACGTAAAATGTTACGGTTCTCATCCGCCGGTCCGTTATCACTACTGCAGGGACTGCGGGTATAATTTTAAGTCCGTCGAGAAAGATTACGAGAAATGACATTTTCCATTTTGTAGTAACGACTATTTGAAAATGAAAATTCTATTGAGTAATATAAAGTTATAAGTATCGCGCGAAGGATCTGATCAGTCCTGTAAGCGCGCCCAATACTAAAGAAAAGCCCGTTTCTCGTGCACGAGCGAGATTCGGGCTTTTTTATTGGGTAAAGGAGGATTTGCCAGTGGCACTTACGAAACAGGAAATGCTTGATAATGTCGAGACGGCTATCAATGCCTTGGTAGGCGGCGCGCAGTCTTATTCTATCGGCGGCAGGACAGTAACTCACCGGCAAATCAAAGAATTGAGAGAATGGCGCGACCAACTCAAGCGGGAAATAGCAGGATCGAAAGATACCACGACATACGCAGGATTCGATAATCCGTCATGAAAGACAAACAAAAACTTTCAGAAAGAATAACCACCGGTATAGACAACGTCATTTCGTTTTTCTCCCCCAGGGCCGGGTTCAAGCGCAGGATGTACCGGGAGGCAATAAATATTTCACATAAGTTCGGCGCTTACAAGGGAGCAGGCAGGAATCGTCTGCGTTCTTCCTGGCTTCCCGGTGGAGGTTCGGCAGACCAGGATTTGTTGCCTGAGTTATCCGATATCCGGGAACGCAGCCGTGACTTAAATAGAAACGACGCGCATGCTTCAGGGATAACTTCCACGATGACCACGAATGTAATCGGGACCGGCATCCGGCCCCAGTGCCGGGTGGATAAGGATTCTCTGGGTATAAGCGAGAAGTCGGCAGATAACTTTCAGAGAAAAGCCGAAAGAATTTGGAAATTGTGGACGCCTTACGCCGATGCCGGAGAACGCATGGACTTTTACGAAATACAGCAGCTGGTGGACAGGCAGATACTCGAGAACGGCGAGGCGATAATCGTTCCCCTGATGCTGAAACAAAAAGGCAGGCCTTATTCACTGGCCCTGCAGTTGATAGAGTCGGACAGGCTCAATACCCCGTCCGATAAAAAAAGCGATAAGTCGGTCAGGTCGGGAGTGAGGATCGGCGAAAAAGGCGAACCGGTTTCTTATTTCATCCAAAAGACACATCCGGGCGATGTCAGCTACAGGACGAGAGAAGAAGCAAGGCAATACATGGAGATTAAGGCTAAAGGCGAATACGGCAGAAGGAATATCTTTCATTTGTATTATGTTTTACGTTCCGGACAGACAAGGGGCGTTCCTTTCTTTGCGCCGGTGCTTACTTATTTCAAAGACCTGGCAGAGTATGCCGAGGCAGAACTCGTTGCCGCGCGTATTGCGGCATGCTTTTCACTTTTCATAACATCCGAATCATCGATGGATGTTGCGGTCAATTCCGCATACGAAAAAAACCAATCGGGGCAGATGATCGAATCTTTGGAACCCGGCATGATCAAGCATTTAATGCCGGGCGAATCAATTACATCATTTAATCCGCAGAGACCGAGCGCGACGTTCGAGCCGTTCGTGGATAGGATCTTACGGGCGATCTCTGCGGCGCTGGGTCTTCCTTATGAGCTTGTCGCAAAAGATTTTTCCAAAACAAATTATTCGAGCGCAAGAGCCGCCTTACTGGAGGCCAGGAGATATTTCAAAGTCAGGCAGGAATGGTTAGCCCAGAAACTCTGCCAGCCGGTTTGGGAGATGCTTTTGGAAGAAGCTTATCTGAGGGGAGAATTAAAAGCCAATAATTTTTATGATAAGCGGCTCGACTGGGTAAGGGCAAGGTGGATAGCTCCCGGCTGGTCATGGGTAGATCCGCTTAAGGAAGTTAAGGCATCCAAAGAGGCGATCACGGGGAACATATCGAGCCTGGCTGATGAAGCCGCCGGACAGGGAAAGGACTGGGAGGAGATTTTGGAACAGAGGGCGCGCGAAGAACAGAAACGAAAGGAACTCGGCCTTCCGGAAACGGCCGTTAACTCAAAAAATTCTTCGGATGAGGAAGAAGAAAAGAAAGAGGGAGCGAAACAAGAAGAAGAAATCAGGGAAATCCTGAAAGACGCCGAAGAAGTCGTAAGGAAGAACGAGCAGTTAAGCAGTGAACTTGTGAAGATGGGAAACGATAACAGTAACTTAAAGAATGAACTGGCCGGTATAAAGACCAGGCTGGAGAAGGTTTTAGTCGATGGATAAAAAACAAGCCCTTTTGGAAAGAAATAAAATCAGCCGGTTATTGGGTACGGAAACCGCAGACGATAATTTAGAAAGAAATATTTTTCTTTTGCAGTCTTTGGAACGACAGAAAGATATCGCCAACATCATCGGCAGGGTTTGCGAGCTGATAAAAGAAGGGCAAAAAGATTCCGGGACGTTCAAGGACATCAAGAGCGAGATAGGCAGACTGATAGATGCTCTGAATAAATATCAGGAGGTGTTTAGCAAAGAGCTTAAGGTGTCGGTCAACAACTTTCCGCCTGCTGTCAGTGAGGTAAAAGTATCCAACCTGGAAGATTTTAAACAAGAACATCCCAAAGAGATAAGGGTTTCCAATTTAAAAGAAATAAAACCCGAGAAACACCCCGAGGAAGTAAGTGTCAAAAAACCTGTCTGGTATAAAGAGTTCGATTTTAAGAAATTATTCAAACTCGCCAAAGATTCCAATGAGAGTTTTTTCAAGCAGGTCAAGACAACTATTTTTAACGGCATTATTAAAAACATAAAACCTAAAGAGGCGATACCGGTCAGGCTGGTAACCGAAGACGGCGAAAGATTTTACCGGGCCGGAAATGTTTATGTCGGCGGCGGAAGCGACAGCGCTGTTTTAACGGAGTTGCGAAAATTAATCGGTTTCGAGATTCCGGCTTACGATTATATCGCTTTGACTTATGTATCTTCGGGTGACGGCCGGGGAGAAATCGAAACCGTGACCTATAAAAAAGGCGGCGTTTCGGGAGCCACGGTTGCGGCCCTGACTTTGGCTTATAACGCGGACAATGAAATCGAAACCATAACGAGGGCTTGATATGCCTATGAAATTCAATCCCATAACCGGCAAGCTGGACGTGGTCAAAAAAGACGGCCGGGAAGAAGGAACTTTCGGTTGTACGAACCAGCCGGTTCCGGCAGGTGAAACTTATACGCTTGTCATCCCTTTAAGCCGATCGGATTACAAGATGGGGCATCTGCTTTTGTACGTTCCCCAGGCGGCGGTCTCGTCCTGGAGAAGGGCGCATTCTTATATCATGTTTACCACCGACATAAACAATGCCAAAGCCCAGAGTACGGGCAGAAACTATAACATGATCAGCCTTTGCGTTTTTTACGACTGGTGGGTGAAGGCATATGCTTACGAGGACGACGGTTTTCTCTCGGGGAATTTTTATAACAATACGGGTTGGCAGTTGGTGAGGATCAAGAGTGTGCAGATCGTGGGAAATACGATTGAGTTAGTTCTCCAAAACGCCCATACCACGCAGGACGCGACCGTAACCATAAAAGGAAACTACCATGTCTACAAATAAAATCCTCATGCTAATTAACGGCAGTCCGTTTGATAACAACGGCGGCTTAGGTGTGCATACGCGCTATCTATGCGATGAGTTGAGGAGGTTCGGGGATATAGAGTTGACGCTTCTCTCGGCCGATTATTACACGCAGGAGGGCGGGCTTTATCTGATGGGAGACGAAAAAAAGCGCGTTAAGCCCGGGGATTGGAAACACGAGCCGGATAATTACCGGTTGCTTGAGGTTTATAACACCAACCAGCTTCTGACCAGGATCGGGTTTCTGCAGAAGATGATTACGGATGATATCTTTCTCGAGAATGCCCTTGCTTTTCTCGGGCATGAGAAATTCGATCTTATCCATTTGCACGATACCAACCTTTGGGCTGTTGCCAAGCACTTAAGGGCTTTGTATCGGTGCCCGGTTCTTTTATCCTGCCATCTCAATTTGTTTTTATCACACGACAGGTTTCCGGAGGATCCGTTTTATGTTTACGACATCCAGCAGGAAGGTTCGGCCTTGTATGCCGCTAATAAGATATTGACCGTATCAGAGTATTACAAACAGGCCTTGCAGGATGAGTACTGGCTGGAAGATAAAATCGAAGTAGTTCCCAACGGAGTGGATTACGAATTCCTGCAGACTATCCCATACGACGAGGAGCTAAAAAAGAAATACGAAAAGCCCCTCGTGGTTTTCGTGGGCCGCATGGTCCCGACCAAAGGCGTCTGGCAGATTTTGGAAGCGGTCAAACGAATGCCGGATCATCATTTTGTTTTGATCTCCGCGCTTTCGCCGACACTGGAGCCGTGCAATCCGCTTGCCGATGAAATCAAAAAGATGAAAGATTCATGCTCGAACTTCGAATGGCTTAATTTCTGTCCGCAGGAAGATAAATGGAAACTGATGAAGATTGCCGACATCGGGATCATGCCTTCTTTGCATGAGCCATTTGGGATCACGGCCCTGGAATGGATGGGCATGGGAGTGCCTTTGATAGTAAGTAACACCGGAGGCTTGAAAGAATTTTGTAATGGCGATAACTCGACATTGATTGAATCCACTACAGAGAATTTGGTCAACACCATCAGAAGCCATAAGGCAGATACAAAAAAATTAGAGAATGCAAAAGAAACGGCAAGGCGATATTCCTGGAAAGAAATCGCCGGGAAAACCAGAGATATTTATTTATCGATGACATGAAAGTAATAGAGCTTAAAAATCCAGAAAGTTTACCGGTCGGTATTTACAGGCAGGATCAGGCTACTCACTTGAGGATCTGCAAATACGAGGAAGAAATTTACCGCTTTGGCCAGCATCGGGAGAAGCCGGGTTATTTTATCGTCTATACGGCCAAATGCTTTAAGCAAGACGGGGTTTATGTCGAGGTTCCCAACTGGCCCGGTCAGGAGTTCAGGATTGAAGGCAGGGAATATGACGAGATGAGGAATAGCAAGACCACAGCGAAGACATTGGCAGACGACATAACGGAAATTATAGCAAAATTCCTTATCGATAAAGGATACGTCGAAGGGAAATTAGTCGATTAAAAGGAGGAACAAATATGCCATATAAAACCGAAAAGATACCAAAGGCGGCTTTGAAGTTCAGGGAAGAAGATGTGCCTGTTGAAATTCTGGCATCGCAGGAAGGAGAAAAAACAAAGAAGCGCAAATTCAGCATGATCGCCCATAGCGGCAAAGTCATGCTTAACCACTGGCTCTGGGGAAATCTTGCCATAGATTTATCCGGAGTTTCAATCGGCCGGAAGAAAAAGCCAGCGTTGCGGGAACACAATTCCAACCGCATCGTCGGCTGGACCGAAGGCATTAACATAGATGAAGAAAGAGGTATCGTTGCTGAGGGTATCTTCTCAGGAAGAACCGAGGACGGCATACAGGCTTTGGAACTCGCCGACGAAGGCTTCCCTTGGCAAGCTTCTATTTACATTCCGCCCCTCGTAATCGAGAGGGTCAAGGAAGGAGAAACAGCCGAAGTAAACGGCAGGAAGCTTAAGGGGCCCGGGACGATATTCAGGAAGTCCGTCTTGAGAGAGGTCTCTTTTTGTGCTTTGGGAGCTGATGAGAATACCTCAGCAAGCGCTCTTAAGGATAAGGGCGATAACATAGATTTGGATGTCGAGATTATAGAAAACAAAACGAAGGAGGTGGATAACATGGAGCTTACTGAATTAACACTGGAAACGTTAAAGGCCGAAAGGTCTGATTTGGCTGATGCCCTTTTGAAGGAAGGCAAGGAGTCCGGAGTAAAAGAAAACCTGGACGCGGGAGTGAAGCAGGAGCGTGAAAGAGTCCTTGCTATCTTGAAAGAGGCCAAGGGGTTCGAAGGCATGGAAGATCTTGCCAGCGAGGCCATAGAAAAAGGCGACAGCGTCGAAGTTGCCCTGGTCAAGTTCAAGGACAAGAGGCTTGCGGAGCTGGAGAAGAACGCGCCGTCCAATCTTGGGCCTGATGCCGGTGATCCCGAAAAAGGCGCAAAGAGCCATCTTGACCGGGCAAAGGCTTATCAGGCAGAGCACGGCGGAAGCATGACCGATGCCTTAAAAGCGACGGCAGAGAAAACAACAAAGAAATAACTTGTGGTGAGCTTGTCGAACCATAAAGTCACTTTCAAAACGAAGGAGGGATAAAAATGTCACAGCAAATAGAAAACGGTTTAAAGACTTTTACGGCCGGAGAAGTATTGGAAGCTTACCGCCGGGTAAAGCTGAGCGCCGGAAGCGGCAGCCAGGTTGAGTATGCCGACGCGGATGAGGCCTGTATCGGCATTACTCAGATAAAAGCCGAGGCTGTCGGAGACATGGTAACCGTTGCCTTGATTACTACCGGCAGGACCTTCAAGGTTACCGCCAATGAGGCAATGGCGGCCGGAGCTTCCATTTACGCCGGGGCCGACGGCAAGGTTCAGGATACGGATCCGGGCGCAGGGACAATCAGGGGCACCGCGCTTGAGGCTACGACAGCGGACGGAGATATTATTGAAGCGATCATGGGCTCATAGGAGCAATTTGAAAATAAGAGTTTCCAAAAAAAGGAGGGACAAAAATGGGCGTTGAATATTCAGGAACTCATGCAAAACCGCGCCTTGAATTAGGCGTGGCGGTTATGGAGTATGTGGAGCAGGCAAAAGAGTTTATCGGGTCGATTTGCCTGCCGATTTTTAAGACCAAAAAGAAAGAGTCATCTTTCTCGGCTATCACCAGGGAAAGCATAACACGGGACGCGGATACCAAGCGTGCGCCGCGCAGTGCATACAACCGTGACGGGTTCGAGGCAAAGGATCTTTCCTACAAGTGCGAAGAGCACGGTCTTGAAGGGGCATTGGATGACGGCGAAAGAGAGATGTACGCGTCCGATTTCGACGCAGAGCTTATTACATCGCAGATTACGGCTCGCCGGTTAATGCAGGCGCAGGAAAGAAGGGTTGCGGAGCTTCTTTTCAATATCTCGACATGGACGGGAGCGGATCTTTACACCGATCACTCTGCCAATCCCTGGGACGACATCGCATCCGATGTTATCGGCCAGGTGCGTGCGGCAAGAGAAAAGGTCAGGTCGAACTGCGGAATTGACCCCAACGCGCTTATCTGCAACAAGGCAAACATCGACCGGTTGCTGGATAATACCGGCATTAAGGATTCGATTAAGTACGTTGCCCGTTTGACGGAGGCGGAAATCCTCAATGCATTAGCGGATATCCTGGGATTGAAGAAGATAGTCGTGGGGAAGGCAATTTACAACAGCGCCAAGGAAGGACAGACTTTCATAAGCGCCGATATCTGGAACGACGATTATGCTATGGTCGGGGTAGTTGCCGAAGACGGCCAGAACCTGATTCAACCCAGCGTGGGAAGGACCTTCTTGTGGGTATCCGACTCACCCGACAATGCGACAGTCGAGTCGTATCGGGACGAGAAGCATCGCAGTGATATCTTCCGCGTGCGCCAGAACGTCGATGAGAAAGTCATCGACAAGTACTTTGCTCATCTTTTGAAGGTAGACGCATAACCGGTCTTTTACACAAGGAGCGGTTATGGGAAAGGAGTCTATCCGTATAGTCTTGGCTGAGCAAAGAGACATTGGCGGGATAATCAGGAATCCCGGGTATGTCCTCTTGGAAGGAGTAAGCTCGGAGAACTTGGCCGCCAATGACGTGGATGAGTCTATCCGGTTCGGCCGGGTCAAGGTTGAAGTCGTAAAAGCAAGGAACAATAGCGAGGAGGCTCCTTAAAGCAAGGGGCCTCTTTGCTTTTTTAAAGGAATAACTCATGAGTCTTAAAGACCAGTTTCCTCTCGACGTCATCAATTGCTTTTTAAACACCGCTGAATTCGCGGAGGTGATTACATATACGCCTGAGGGAGAAGCAGGAAAAGAAATTAATGCGATTGTAGTGCGCGGCAGGCTTGAGCCGGGAAGCGAAGATCAAGGCAGAGGTTTGCAGAACCAAGTGGAGATTTATATTGCCAACGATGCGACGGAAGGTGTTACATCCGTGGATAAAAAAGACGACCGCATAACCTTGAACGATGTCGAGGGAACAATCCGAGAGGCGCGCATAATCGAGGTATTGCATAAAGACGAAGGTGCGTGGCATTTACTCGTGGGATGGTGAGATATGAGATTGATGACCGAAGTCGACATGAGGGCATTGGATAAGGCGATAAAGATTGCGCCCAAGGTATTGAAGTTCGAGCTTGGCGACGGCATGGACCGTATCACCAAAGGGTTCCTGAAAAGATTCAGGCAACAGAGGCTTCAGGGTCCGCCGGGAGTGCGTGGCGCATCAGGATACGGGCTTTTCGGCACATTCAAAAGAGTATCGCTTGTATCCCCGACGATTGAAAGCATGGGCATGCAGGTTTATTCGGAGTCGAAGATTGCCAAGCTTCATGAGACGGGAGGCGTGGTTAGTGATCCAAGCGGCGGCCGGATGGCGGTTCCTTTGTCTGCAAGAAGCCAGATGTTTACTCCAAAAGGAAAGTTGCGGGCGAGGTATAAAAAGCCCCGGGAACTGAAAAATGTAGAGCCGATGAGATTCAAAGGACAGACTTTTCTTGTAAGAGTAAAAAAGCGGGCCGAGAAACTATTGCCTTTGTACGTATTAAAGAGATCAGTGAGGCTGAAGCCGCGGTTGGGATTTTACAGGTTATGGGACAGTCTGGAAAATTACAGGATCGATATCCTCAATAAATCGGTGGATAAAGCCTTAAGGAAAATCTGATTATGGAAACCGTTAGAGAAAGAATAATGGCGAATATCAAAACCACGCTCGAGGGCATAACGGTTGCGGGCGGCTATAATTTCGATTTTACTGCCGACACTGTCCAGCGATGGTCGATGCACGGCAACAGGCTGGTCGATCTTCCCGCTGTCGTGATAAGCCCGGGAGATGAAGAAGAAAAAGGACAGCCCAATCCGTTCGAGGAATGTTACCTGACGGTTTATCTCGATGTATTCTTCGTAAACGACGAAGGTGATGCGATAGTTACGGACACCTATTTAAATAGATTGCAGGGTGATATCAAAAAAGCGATTTTACAGGACCATACCCGCGGCGGCGAGGCAATAGATACGGACGTTTTGGGGACGACGCCGTTCGAGACTACGGAAGGTCAGCCCTACGCGGGAATAATAATGGAGCTGGGCATACGGTATCGCCATTTAAGGTCGGACCCAACCGCAAAGAATTAAAAGGAGGGATGAATTATGTCAATGTTAATACGTAAAAGGCAGTTAGCGGCCAAGATCGAAAGCATCGAAGGCACAGCCGAATCTTTGGCGGCCGCGGATGCGGGGCTGTTGGTAAATTTCACGCCCAAGGCAAATTATGATCCGCAGATGTACCAGAGGAATCCTGTGCGTTCCTCGCTTACCAAGATGGGCAAGCTGACCGGCAAGCGGTCGGCAGGCCTTGATTTCAGTATTGAACTGAAAGGATCAGGTTCGCTGACGGAAGAACCGGAATGGGCAAAGCTGATCAAGGCATGCGGCTTTGAGATTAACGACCTGCAGAAGATTACCATAGGCGCTGTCACTTCAGGGCCGTTTCAGCACGGGGAGACAATTACGGGCGGGACATCTCTTGCAACGGGCAGGGTCGTAATTGAAACCGCTGACGGTACGACTACACTTTACTTTGTCGAGATAACCGGCACATTCGAGACCGGTGAAGTGCTTACAGGAGAAACTTCCGGGGCAACCGCGACCACAGGCTCAGTGCCGTCTGATGCCGGACATGAGATAAAGCCTGTCTCGAGTTCGGTTCCTTCGTTGACCATGGGGTTATACGAAGACGGCATAAGGAAACTTCTTAAAGGATGCCGGGGAACGGCAAAGTTCAATTTCAAGATAGGCGAACCGGCAACAGTGGATTTCGGTTTTAAGGGAGTCGAAGCGGGCGTATCTGATTTACCGTTACTCACGGGGATTAGTTACGACGATGTGGTTCCGCCGGTTCTTTTGAATGCGGTGATGTCCTGCGACGGCGTTTCGCTGAACGTCGGCGAGCTGGATATTGATATTGCCAACACACTGGCCGCGAAAGACAAGATCGACGACGAGAAAGGCATCCTGTCATTCATGGTTACCGAACGTGATACACAAGGCTCGTTTAATCCCGAGATGGTATTGGTGGCAACACATGATTTTTACGACAAGTGGTTCAGCAATACGCCCATGGTCCTTGACATGGCCTACGGCTCAGTGGACGGCAATAAAATCAGAATTTATGCCCCAAGCATTATCTATAACAAAGTGGATGACGCCGACCGTGACGGCATACAGCTTGCCCAGACGTCATTCGATGTCACGGGATCGATGGAGCCGGGAGACGATGAGATTTGCATACTTTTATTGTAATGAAAAATATTAAACAGGGGAGGTTTTTATGCTTACAGGAATCGACGTAACCGCTACCAGGAAATACGTATCCAAGCTCGATCCGGACAAGGGAAACCCTACGGTATTCCATTTGGGATATCTGGATCCGGCGTTGAGGGCCGAGCTTGACGATGAAAGCTCGAGTTTCAAATTGAGTTCTACCAATCCCAAAGACCCGGCGGACATAAAGATTAATTACAATAAGCGTCAGCTTATGGCTATCAAGTACGGGCTTAAGGGATTAGAAAACTTTCTGGATCCTCAGACCAAAACACCGGTTGAGTTTAAATGCGAAACTATCCGTTGTGCCGGGAAAATGCGGGATGTGGTTCCGGACAGGATCATAGCAATGTTTCCCAGCGAGTTGAGACAGGAACTTGCCGAGGTGATACTGGATGAGTCCAAGCTGTCGGAGGAAGAAAGAAAAAACTGATAGTGGCGGTTCATTTGGGCGAATTCGCGGTGAACTGCCGAAGCTGCTTATCCGGGAAGAAGATAATATGTGAGTTTGAAATACCGGGACAAGAGACCTGGGAGTTGAACGGCGAGCAGTATAAAGGATGCCCTTTTAGAATCGTCACGCGGCAGTCGGCGAATTTTATCAGGGCATTTAATTTTTACCGGCTGGGATATCTGCCGAACCCGGGATCCTGGCTCGAGCAGTCGGCAAAGATGCTCGATGCCTTCGAGGTCATCGAAAAGGAATTGCAGGCAATCGAATCGGAAAAGATAAAGAAAAGGAATAAGTTTAAGCGATGACGAATAAAGAGTTATCCATAATCTTGAGGCTTCGCGACGAGGCCACGAAACGCCTTGAAGGGGTGCGCGGCAGCCTGCAGAGGTTCGCCAACTCCTGGAAGAAAAACTGGCTTGCGATTACAGCGGCTATTACCGCAGGCATTATGGCGCTTCGTAAGGCATGGGAGCTGATGGAGCTTGGCGCCAAGGTGGAACAGCAGAAGCAGGCTTTTGAAAATCTTGCATCATCTCTCGGCGCAAGTGCCGAACAGATTATAAAAGATTTGCGCAGGATGTCCGGAGAAACCATGTCCACAGCGCAAATCATGGAGAAAGCCTCACAGGCAATGATCCTGGGCATTGATCCGACCAAGCTGGCCAAGATGATGGAGATATCGCGCGCGTCAGCCCGGGCCTTCGGCAAAGACGTGGGCTTTATGTTTGAGAGTATCGCTATCGGTGTGGGCAGGCAGTCGAAGATGATCCTGGACAACCTGGGAATTATCGTAAACGCCGGGGATGCATACGATAAATACGCCAAGTCAATCGGCAAATCAGCCAAAGAATTAACCGAGGCGGAAAGAAAGCAGGCTTTTCTTAATGCTACGCTTGAAGCAGGCGACAGGATCCTCAAGCAGATAGATACTTCCACGATGACGAATCTGGAAAAGATGCAGAAACTCAAAGCGGCGTGGGAAGACTTTGCGGTAAAGACAGGCCAGGCTCTATGGCATGTTCTTGGTTTTATCCAAGGCTTCATGAATCAGCTCGTATCTGGCTTCTTTACGCTTCTTGAGGTGGCGACCACGGTGTTCCAAAAGATGCTGGTGCCGCTGATAAAGTTATATGAACTGCTGGGCAAACTGCCCGGGAAAGTCGGAGAGGCATACAGGCAGGCCGGAGCAAGTGTCAAGAAATTATCTTCCGATATGGAAACCAACCGGAAAGCATTCGAGATGGCATCGATAGAGAGCGCCAAGGTTGCCATGGAGCAGTATGACCTTGTTTTTGCCAAGGTAAAAGAGACCGGAGAAAATACGGCCAAAGTTTTGAAGAATGTTACCGAGGAGGTAACTGAGAGCGCCAAAGAAGCAGCCAAACAGTTCAATGCCATGGAGGAATTTGCCAAGCAATCGGCGCGCAACATGCAGAATGCCTTTTCCGAATTTTTCTTCAAGGCGTTCACCGGCGAGCTGAGGAACATGCGGGAGATATTTGCCGATTTCGGAAGAGCTGTCCTGCAGATGATATCGAACATTCTGGCCAAGTTGCTTTTGATCAAACTCTTTACCGCCATGGCCGGAGCCAGCGGCACGATCTTCGGGGTACCGGTGGGAAGCTTATTTCATCAGGGCGGATTGGTCATAAAACATCGTGGCGGATTTATAAGGGCGCACAGCGGGCTTGCTCCGGATGAAGTGCCGATCATCGCTCAAACCGGAGAAGGGATATTATCGAGACAAGGCATGAGGGCTTTGGGCGGATCGGATAATTTAAAGAGCCTCAACAGTGGCGAAGGAATCGGGACGGGCGGTGTGACTATAAATATCAACCAGGTAATCCAGGCCTGGGACGCTCAGGACGTATGGAGAAACAGAAAGGCTTTATCGAATGCCATTGCCGACGACATTTACAATAACGGAAAGATTCGTTCTGTTATCAGGAGTTATACATGAGTGATTTTAATTATACGCCGGATTTTACGATAGATGAAACGGTTCAGTATAAGACGCTTATTTCCGAGTTCGAGAACGGTGCAGAACAGCGCAGGCGCAAATGGGCGAACCCTTTGCGGAAATGGACGTTGAGGTTTCAACACAGGACAAAGACCGAGATGGAAAATATCAGGGATTTCTTTATGGGTAAGTATGGGGCGCTTGCCTCATTCACATGGACTAATCCCAATGATTCGGTGGAATACACGGTCAGGTTTATCGAGGACAGTTTCAAGTTCTCTTTGAAGGCCTATCAGGTTTATGACTTTGAATTAGATTTTATAGAGGTGAAATAATGCCGAGGAACATAGATTCGACATTCAAGGCGGAAAAAGCCAAACAGGAAAACCATCCGATTTTTTTATACACGATAGAAGATTACGACGGCTCCAGCGACCTTCATCTTGCCGGGTACGATACGGATATCACTTACAATTCGGTTTTTTATTCGAAGTTTCCCATAGCCCATGAATTCATAGGCGAAAATAACCAGGGGCAGATTGATCAGGTCAAAGTCAGGCTGGCCAACGTATCGAGGCTCATCCAGTCATATCTTGAGCAGTATGATTTCAGGGGCAAGAAAGTTATCATCAGGATGGTCTGGGCAAACCAGTTATCCGATCCGGACGCATACATAGATGATGTTTTCTATGTCGACAACTACGTGGCAGACCAGAATAATGTCGAGTTTACCTTAACCGGCAAGTTCGACGTGTTGGGGGTGGATCTTCCGTCGAGAAGATATACCAGAAACTATTGCGCCTGGAAATTCAAATCCGCGGAGTGCGGATATTCGGGAGGAGAAACGTCGTGCAACAAGACACAGCAAAGATGCAAGGAGATAGGAAATTACGCCAGGTTCGGAGCTTTCCCTTCGGTGCCGACAGGACGGATATACATCATGTAGAGAAGCTGATCATCGATAAGTATCTGGGTATTCCTTACAAGCACCGGGGCCGGGAGATGGACGGCCTGGACTGCTGGGGGTTCTTAAAGCTTGTATATGCGGATCTTGGTTTCAGGCTGTTTGATATCGAGGACTTAGAATACGGCCGGGCATGGGGACTTCGTAACAGAGATTATTTCAAGGAGAATTACGTTAATGACTGGGACAAGGTCGAGATCCCCGATGTATTGGACGGGGTCTTGTTTTTGAACTCCCGGGGAGTGGCAAATCATGCCGGAGTTATTTTTAAAAACAGGAAGTTTATCCATTGTTGCCGGACCGGGGTGATCGTATCGAGGCTGGATGATGAGTCCTGGAAGAAAAGAATCGAAGGCTTTTATAGGTTGAGGAATAAAGCATGGTAACTATACGCAATATCGAAAATCCTTTTAAGTTAGACCAGGCAGAAATCAAAGAGTTCGATTACTCACGAAGCGAAACTGTCCGCAGTCTGCTGGATAAGTCTGGGTTTGATTATAAAGATAAACGGGTTATCGTTACCGGCAAAAAGATTAAGGAACTCGATGTCCGGGTTGAGCAGGGAGATGAGATAACCGTTATCCCTGAGGTAAAGGCGCCGGTAATAGCTGTTGTTTCCTGGATTGTTTCAGCCGTAGCGGCGTATGCGATAGCCCATCCATTTATCTTCGCTTTCTTCGTATTGTCTTTGGGATATTCGATTTACCAATACATGAACCAGCCGAAGATGGCTGATTTCAATTTGGGATCCGTCGGATTGGACGAAGGTTCGCCTACATACGGATGGGACGGCGTCCAGACCATACAGGAAGTCGGCGTACCGGTTGCGGTGGTTTACGGCGAGCATAAAATCGGCGGCAATATCATCAACCAGTTCATCCGGGATGACGGGGACAAACATTATCTGAATGTGCTCCTGGCCTTATGCGAAGGTGAAATCGAGGCGATCGGTGATATCTATATCAATGATAATTCAATCGACAATTTTGACGGAGTCGACGTAGTCAAACGCTACGGCACCAATGACCAGGCGTTGATCGAGGATTTCGAGGACCTGCATAATCTTCATTCGGTCAACGTGAATCTTTTGAAAGACGATCCCTATGTTTACGAGACGGTCGATTCGGATGTCGAAGGGTTCGAGATTCTTTTAAGGCTGAATAACGGCCTGTATCAACAGAGTTCCAGCGGCGGGATAAGCAGCTGGAGCGTAATTTATAAAGTAGAATACAAACTGCATACTTCAGGCACATGGATTGATTTGGGCGAGACCGGAATTTCCGACAATTCACGTTCTGCCGTCAGAAGGACTTTCAGGAGAACAGGGCTTACCCCCGGCAAGTACGATATCAGGGTAACGAGGACGTCCGATGACAGTTCTCTTGATCCTTTAAAGCAGGGAGATTTGACCTGGTATCAGACCGATGAATTAAAAACCGACAGCCTTAATTATCCCAACACCGCTTTGCTTGGGTTGAAGCTTTTGGCTACCGAGCAGCTCTCCGGCGGCATGCCTAATATTACGACTATCGTTAAAGGAAAAAAAGTCCTCATTCCTAACATCTTAAACGGAGCAACTCCGGTTGACTGGGAAGATTATTATTGGGATGGTTCGGATTACAGGTTGTTGTCCGACGATACGCTTTTATCATGGGACGGCTCGACCTATGTCGAGAAATATTCGGCCAATCCCGTATGGTGCCTGAGAGATTTTGTTACCAATAACCGTTACGGTTTAGGAGAGTTTATAGCCATTGGGAATTTGGACGCTGTTTCTCTTTTGGAGATGTCGAGGTATTGCGAGGAAAAGATTGGCGACGGAGACGGCGGTTTCGAGAAAAGATTCAGGATGGATGTGGTAATCGATTCCAACACCAAGGCGCTGGATGTCTTGATCCAGTTATGCGCTACTTTCAACGCCATGCCGGTGTATAGCGCAGGCGGGATATCATTCAAGATAGATAAACAGGCCAATCCTACCCAGTTATTCAGCATGGGCAATATCATCAAGGATAGTTTCGTCCAGAGCTGGAAAACGCTGAAAGAAATCCCCAATGTAATCGAGATCCAGTTTATGGATAAGGATAAGGGATACCGGCAGGAAACAATAGCATATATCGATGAGGATGCTTTGGCGGCCGGAGATCCTATGCGTAAGAGCCAGGTGAGGTTATTTACGACCCGGGCAAGTTATGCTATCCGCGCAGGAAGATACGCGTTGAAGGTGGCCAAGTATATCAACAGGTCGGTATCATTCAAAGCCGGGATCGACGCGGTTGCCTGCCAGGCCGGAGATATCATCTCGGTTTCGCATGACGTGCCGCAGTGGGGTTTCTCGGGCCGGGTTCAGGCAGGTTCGACAACCACGCTGGTAAAACTGGACCGGACGATGGATATCGAAGACGGCAAGTCCTATAAGATTCAGGTTAGGTTTTCCGATGATACCATAGAGGAACGGTCTATCACATCTCCTGCAGGCAGTTATACGGAGGTGGAGTGTACGGCGTTTTCTACTGCACCTCAAGGCTTCGATGTATATGCAATCGGTGAGACGAACAAGGTCAAAAAAGATTTCCGCATCGTGTCTATCCAGAGGGAAGGCAAGGATGAAGTCCAGATATCGGCTTTGGAATATAACGAGAATGTCTATGACGACAGCGATGTGATCATTCCCGATAATAATTATTCCTCTCTGGATTTTACCATTCCTTATGTGTCGAATGTGGTATTGACCGAGAGAGTGGTTACTCTTGCAGACGGCACCATAGAGAACGCGATAGATGTGTGCTTTGAGCTTCCCGACTTGGGCGCTTCGGAATTGATGAACAGGTTTAAAGGCGTCAATGTTTATTATTCGGATAACGACGGCGTGAACTGGTATTACGTGGGCTACACCGAAGGAAGCAGTATGTCGATAATCGGCAATATCGAAGTCGGTTCGACTTATAAAGTCTGCGTGACGAGCGTATCTTACGACGGCCAGGAAACCGCAAAGCCTGATTCGCCCTTTGCCGAGATTACCATTACCGGAAAAACCGACTTACCCAATGACGTTTCCAATTTCGCTTATACCTTTTTGAATGAGATAGTCTTTACCTGGGATAAATGCCCGAACGTTGACCTGGCAGGTTATGAAATCAGGACCGAAGACGCGAACTGGGGAGTGCAGAGCGCGAGCCTCATTTACAGGGGATCGGCAAACACGTTTACTGTCGTGACACCTTCATCGAGAAACCCAGGCACTTATTACATCAAGGCTTACAACACGTCCGGCGGTTATTCCGAAACGGCGCAGTCAGTTACGCCCACGAACGCAGCTCCTTCTACGCCGACCATTGCGGCTACGCAGTGGTTCGGGTTTGCCAAGATAGAATGGTCGGATGTCAGCGACGAGGATTTGAAATATTACGAAGTTTATAAATCTCCTACCAATGTCTGGGGAGGCGAGGAGGTTTTAGAGGTAAAGGTTCCCGGCACAGCGGCCATAGTTCAGGGTAACGCCCCGGTTGACGCCAAAGCTGACGCGGCAGATGCGACAAGCATTACGGACGCGGATATAGCCGGTTACGGCACGGATTATTTTGTCGGTGATGTGATCGTTCAGACAAGCGGGACTTATAAAGGCCAGGAGGCAATAGTCACAGCCTACAATAATTCGACAGGGCAGGTAACGGTTGCTTCCTGGCCGTCAGGCACGCCCGATATCGATGACGAGTTCGCAATAAAAGACAGGGCTTATTATAAAGTAAGGGCGGTAGATACTTACGGGCCCGGAAGTTTCTCCTCTGCGGTTACCATAAACTTCACGCCTTTGAGCGAAGCGGAAATAGGAGACGCTATAATATCGGCGAGAAAACTTATTGCCGGAGAAATTATTACTTTATCCGCTCAGATAAAAGATCTTATAGTTACCAACGCCAAGATTCTTGACTTGGATGGAAGTAAAATCACCGCCGAATCAATAACACTTTCTAAATTGGCAGGCGACGCCATCCCGGCCAAGACATACTATCAGGATGATGAGCCTACTTCCGGAATGAACGACGGAGATTATTGGATTGATACCGATGATAACAATAAACTTTATATCTATCAGGTTGATACATGGGAAGTGGTATCCGAAAGCGGCGGCGGAGGCGGCATAACTGTCTTCCGGCAGGATGCCATTCCTACGGCTTTGACTACGGGTGATTTATGGATTGATACCGACGACGGAGACAAGATGTACCGCGCCACTAACCCGGGGGACGATGAAATAATAGCCGGTGAATGGGAATTGATTGATGTTGCTACTGCCACAGGCTGGGCGCACGGATCCGATATAACCAAGATCGACGGCGGAAAGATTTATACCGATTCGATTACGGCCGACAAGATAAGCGTAAATCAACTGGACGCGCTGGCAGTCAATACCGGAAGCCTGACCGTAGACGAATATATACAAAGCTCCGATTATGTAGAAGGCGTATCGGGTTTTAAATTGACCAATAATGATGGCTTGAAAATCTGGACCGGAGAGGTGAACGTCCAGGCTTTAACCGGAATTATCACTCAGATAAAAGAAGCTACCATAAGTAATCAATCCATAGCTTCCACTACTTTTGCCGATTTATTGACGTTGAATTTGACCACCGAAGCTTCCAACTTATTGATAATTTTCTCTGCCGGAGATACCTATGGTTCTACAGACGGCTGTTTGGTCGAATTCAGGATACAGGTCGACGGCGTGACCAAGACAGGAGCTATTTACGGCATAGATGATATACAGGCTACGGGAGTCGGCGGAGGAGCCAATCCGGAAACCGATAACGCCGGAGATCATCAGCATAATATCAATGCGGGTTGCGAGTATAGTCCTGACTGCGACAGCGAAGGTGATCATTCACACGGCTTTAGCTTGGACGATCATAGCCACGAAATAGAGACCTTCAACTGGAGGGTTCCTCCGGCATTACAGAAGTTCGTGGCGGTAAGCGCTACTTCCCATACCGTGAAAGTCCAATGGAGAAGGACGGGTTATGGGACAGCCTACATCGGCAGTACCTACGGAGCGCAGTTGACGGTAGTCGAATTCAGGAAAAGCGGGACATGATAAAACGGAGGATTGAATGCTTGAAGAACTAAAACAACAACTGAAACGATTGGAAGGCACGGCCGTGCAGCTGAAGGAATCGCAGGAAAAAGCAAAGATAGCCTATTGGCAGACCATAGGCCGCATAGCGCAGCTTGAAGATATCATTAAAACCTTGAAAGAAGAAGCGGCAAAAAATAAAGATGGAAATTAAAATTATGCAGGAAAAAACCATACCCGAACGCCTGGCGGTCATCGAAACGGAAGTTACGAATATCAAAGATACCCTGGATGACATCAAGAACAATCATCTTAATTCTATCTACAAGAAATTCGACGATATCTGGAAGAAGTTCAATTGTTTCGAGAAGAAGCTGACTAACAGGTTACCTTTATGGGCGACATTGATGATAACGCTTTTGAGTTCCCTGGTCGTAGGGCTCATTGTATATGGAGTAATGAGAAAGTGAAGGAGGCGAGATAAGGTGAAGAAAATAATCATGATTTCGGCGGCAGTTTTGGTTCTGTCCGGATGCGCAGGAATTCCTTTCCCGAAGATTACCACTCCCAAGAAACCCGAGACGGTTTACAACTGGCGTGAAGAAGTGACCACTAAGCCCAGGGCGATAATAGCTGACAATAAGGCTTATGTGGTCGAGGAAACAAAAAAGACCCTGCAGGTGGGGTTGGAGAACACTCCCCGCAGATTGACGCTGGGCGAGAAAATCGGCAACTGGTTTTCAGGTTTGAGCCTGCTGGCTATCATTGCCTTAATTGTGGGCTTGGTTTTGTGCCCGGGCGCGACTTTGGCCTGGCTGGTCAAACTTCTTTTCAAGTGGAAAAGGGCAATGAGAGAGACGGTGGCGGCCATCAAGGAAGCCAAAGCAACTGAGAATACCGAATTGCATAATGCCCTGAAAGATAAGCAAAGCGTCGAGACCAAGAAGATTGTCGGGCAGATAAAGGCGGATCTTTAAGAGTTAAAAATAACTTGCCATACGGGAGATTATACGGCCTAATCCTTCCCTATGGTAATTAAGGATTTCAGCAAAGTAAAGATTAACCAATCGGAAGATGTAGCGGCCCTTATAACGATTCTCCTCAAGGTCGAGGATACGATTGACAGGGACAAAGAACATCTGTGGGTAATCGGGCTCAACGTAAAAGGCAGGATAAAATTCGTTGATTTAGTGCATCTGGGCAGTTTAGACGGTAATCTTGCTTCGCCGCGTGAGGTCTTTCGCCGGGCAGTCATGAACGGCGTCAAGGCAGTCATCATTGCTCATAATCATCCTAGCGGAGATCCCAGGCCGTCGCCGAAGGATCGCAGTATAACGAAGAAGTTGGCCAAGGCCGGTCAGGTATTGGAGATAGCTCTTTTAGATCATGTAGTTGTCGGCGAACAAGGCAGGTATTACAGCTTTGGGGATGCCGGAAAAATTCCCGAGGCAGTATGAATAAGTACCAGTGGCCAGCTTCGCGATTGGGAGAGAAAGAAATGGCTTTGTTGTTTCGACAGAGGCAGAAGACCAAAGAGAGTATTTGTGAGTTACTGCGCAAGGCAGTGCATATTGCCTATGGTGAGGTTAATAATAACGGGAGAAAAAAGGAGGTTCGGGATGGCGAATAAAGAAAAACAGAAAAAGAAGAAGCAAAAGAAATCGGCGGCAACGCGCGCTCAGGTTGCCGAGGTTCAGCCGGAGACCAGAGAAACCCGGCAGGTCCTTATGCTCAAGGCAAAGGAGCGGGGCATAAAGAATTTCCGGGTACTTAACAAGGATGAGCTTATGCATGTTCTTGCGGAAGGAATTACTCAGCAGGAAATTGATGCGCTGGTGGCCGGAGCGGTTAAAAGATGGAAGTCTGGCTGGGGCTCGGGAAAGCCCAGAAACAAAGCAAAATAATAAGATACCGATCATCCTTTGAACCTCCGCTGGAATTATGCTGGCGGAGGTTTTTTGTTTCCATTGGCAGGCCTTTGTGCTATAATCCATAAATATGGGTATACGGAGAATAATGCTAAAGCACCAATCAAGGAGTGGAACATGCCTGCCAGTAAACGCATAAAGAAAACGACTATCGAAATTACGCAAGACCAATATTTTTTCCTGAAAGAAAAAGCCCTCGCACTCCAGAAACAAAACAAGAATTCATCCATTGTTTCTATAATTAGGGATCTCATAGAGGATGATAGGAAGAGATGGGTAAAAATAAAATGAGGAGCTTAAATGATTACTAATTTATTGAAAGCTATTAACAATTTAACCCAGAATCCAATTCACGCAATACGTCAGCATTATACAGGCATTAATAGGGCTAACAGCATGGGCGAAGCTCTAGAATATTATGTGCGGGATTTATTTTGTGGTTCTGTGAATGTAACCACCGAGCAAGAAAGAAATTCAATTTACTCTGCCAACTTTTCTTATCTGGGAAACCAAAACAATCCTCCCGATATTATTATTCGTGGCGGTGATGCCATAGAAGTAAAGAAGATTGAAAGCATACGTTCAGGCATAGCGCTCAATAGTTCATATCCGAAAAGCAAATTATATGCGGATAGCCCAATGATAACCCAAGCATGCCGTGAATGCGAAAGTTGGGCGGCAAAAGATATTGTTTATGTTATTGGTGTAGTTAACAGAGATCAGCTAAATGTGTTATGGCTTGTTTACGGTGATTGCTATGCCGCTGATAAAGAAATATACGAAAGGATAAAAAACACGATATCATCGGGATTGGAGACTTTAGAAGGCATTGAGCTATCACAAACGAATGAATTAGGACGCATTAATAGAGTTGACCCTCTGGGCATAACTTGCCTTCGGATTCGAGGCATGTGGCATATCGATAACCCCATTCGAGTTTATGATTACGTGTCGGAAATACCCGCCTTGTCTAACGGTCTTTCCGTCAATGTCGTTATGAAAAAAGAAAAATATTATGCATTCCCTGATGAGGACAAGAATAGACTTGAAAACTTATCGGATCCAAGGCTAGATATCAAAGACATAATGTTGAAGTCACCCAACAATCCGGCAAATTTGGAAGAAGCAAAACTAATAACCTTTAGGAGTTAGGATGAAAATACTATCACTTTTTTCTGGTGCGGGAGGATTAGATCTTGGTTTTGAAAAGGCGGGCTTCCATATAGCGTGGGCAAATGAGTACGATAAGTCTATATGGGAAACGTTTGAATTTAATTTCCCAAAAACAATTTTAGATCACCGAAGCATTATCGATATCCCATCTAACGAAATTCCTGACGGGGCTGTAGGGGTTGTTGGCGGTCCTCCATGCCAAAGCTGGAGCGAGGCTGGAGCGGGTCGAGGCATAAATGATTCAAGGGGCAAGCTGTTTTATGAATATATAAGGATCTTGAAAGACAAGAAACCAAAATTCTTTCTTGCTGAGAATGTGTCTGGGATGTTGCATATCAAACATGGCGAAGCGGTGCAGAATATATTACATGAATTTGAAAATGCCGGATACAGTGTGAAGTATGAACTTTTAAATGCAAGCAATTATAATGTCCCCCAAGATAGAAAAAGAGTTATTTTTGTTGGTTTTCGCAAAGAAATAGGTGTTTGTTTTGAGTTCCCAAAAGGAAATGTTCAGCCGATTCTTAAGGATGCAATATGGGATATCAAAGATACTGCAATTCCTGCCCTTTCGTACAATAAAGCTAATCCTGAGAATAAATTAGCACTACCTAACCATGAATATATGAATGGCGGTTTTTCTACTATTTATATGTCGAGAAATAGAGTCCGTTCTTGGAATGAGCCATCGTTCACGATCCAAGCCGGAGGTAGGCATGCGCCTATTCATCCGCAAGCGCCCAAGATGGTCTTCGTTGAAAAAAATAAGCGTGTATTCGTTAAGGGAAAAGAAAAATTGTACAGGAGGCTGTCAGTTAGGGAATGTGCTAGAGTGCAGACATTCCCAGATGATTATGTTTTTAAATATACCACCGTTGCCGATGGGTACAAAATGGTAGGCAATGCTGTACCTGTTGAATTTGCAAGGCATTTGGCAATAGCAATAAAAAAAGTTTTATTGCTATCTGGGGAAGGAACATCCAAAAAGACTGATAAGGAACATGGCAGACAAATTCTTGCCAAATGTTAGAAGCCGTATTATGTCCAAGATCCGGGGCAAAAATACGAAAATCGAGGTTGTTGTTTTCCGTGAACTGCGGAAAAGAGGAATTTATTTTCAGAAACACTATAAGAGTATTGAAGGAAATCCTGATATAGCGTTGCCGAGAAAAAAGAAAGCTGTTTTCGTAGACGGTGATTTTTGGCATGGGTATCAGCTTAAAAAACTTAAGGCAAGGCTTCCAAAGGGATACTGGATATCTAAAATTGAGAGAAATGTAAAGAGGGATAAAAAAAATAGATCACTTCTAAGAAAAAAAGGCTGGCAAGTTATAAGGGTATGGGAACATGAAATTGAAAAAGACCTTGACGCTTCAGTTAATAGAATAAAGAGCTTTTTACTAAATGAGGTGTAGATGGCAAAACACAGACCATTCAAACAGGATAAGGGATGGGACGGCGAGCCGTTATGGATACCTAATATTAAACTTTCGGAAGGAAAGAATTTTTATAAGGTCGACAGGTAGATGGATAACTTGACGCCTGAACAGCGCAGGAAAAATATGCAGAATATCCGGTCGGAAGGAACCCGTCCGGAGCTGTTGATTGCTAAAGAGCTGAGAAGGCAGAAGATATATTTTGCAAAGAATGTAAAAACGATCACCGGCAAGCCGGATTTCGTTTTCCGACGAAAGAAAGTAGCCGTATTTGTCGATTCGGATTTTTGGCACGGTCACCGGACTCGGTGCATCATGCCGAAATCGAACTGTGAATTCTGGGAAAACAAGATTGCACGAAATAAGCAACGTGATAAAGATGTCAATCGTGAACTTAAGAAGCAGGGGTGGACAGTGTTACGCTTATGGGAAAAAGACATAAAGAAGAATATGACGAAAATCATGGAGAAAGTTCTTAATACATTGGATAAAGAATTCTGAAATGAATAAAATAAATTATACCTTTATTGATCTATTTGCCGGAGCAGGTGGGCTCGCGGAAGGATTTCTTAAAAAGAAATGCGATCCATTAGCCTTTGTCGAAATGGAAAAAGACGCATGCCTTACTTTAAAAACTAGGCTGGCATATTATTATTTACAAAAAAACAATAAATCAAATATTTACGACGATTATTTGATAGGCAAGATATCAAGAGATGAATTATATAAAGCGGTTCCTCAAGAAATCATCGATTCAGTCATTAACTGTGAAGTAAACGAAAGCAACATAAATGGGATATTTACCCGTATACATTCCATATTGAAAAAATCTTGCTGTAAAAAAATAGACATTATTGTAGGTGGGCCTCCTTGCCAGGCCTATTCACTTGCCGGTAGGTCGGCTGACAAGGATAGAAAGAAATATGATTCACGCAATCTGCTGTACAAAATATATGCGAAATTTTTAAAAGAATTTCAACCTAGTTTGTTTGTATTCGAAAATGTTCCGGGCTTATTGTCTGCGAATGAAGGCCGGTATTATAAAAACTTAAAAAAATATTTCCGTCGGATAGGATATCTTGTAGATGAAGACATCTTAGATGCTTCCGATTTTGGGGTTTTACAAAAACGTAAGAGAGTATTGCTTGTTGGTTGGCAAAAAGGATTAAAAATTGGGTACCCAAGCTTTGACAAAGAAACTGAAAAAATTGGTACTGGAGAATTGTTTTTTGACCTACCCTTCTTAAAAGCCGGTGAATCGAGGCGCGTTTGTAAGTACACAAAAGATGCGAGTGAGTATCTTATTTCTTCAGGAATACGAAACGGCAGAAGCTTTGTAACTCAACACATTTCAAGACCGCATAATACAAAAGATCAATGGATTTACGGTCTTGCAATTGATCTTTTGGAGAAAAATGGTCACAGACTTAGGAATTCCGAAATTCCAGAAGAAAAAAGAACTCAGAAGAATATAACATCCTTCCTGGATAGATTTAAGGTGGTTGCGAAAGATCAGTTGTCTCATACAATTCTGGCGCATATTGCAAAGGACGGACATTACTATATTCATCCTGACAAAAAACAATTACGTTCGTTATCTGTCAGGGAGGCAGCTAGAATTCAATCATTTCCGGATGATTACTTTTTTGAAGGATCTCGAACCTCGGTCTTTCGACAAATTGGTAATGCTGTTCCTGTTATGATGGCTGAGAAAATTGCGGAGAAAATTAAGGAGATATTATCAAATGGATACTAAATTAAGTTTCGAACCCAAGGCAAGACTTTTGCTTCAGTTGGGGGATCAGCTGATTAGAAGTGAAAGCATCGCATTGCTTGAGATTATTAAGAATTCATATGACGCTAATGCGTCAGTTGTGCGGGTTTCTATGAAGAATATTGATAATCCTGCAAGCGGAGAAATTGTTATCGAAGATGATGGGATTGGAATGGATGCAGACATCATTAAAAATATTTGGATGCAGCCGGGAACTGATTACAAATGGAAAATTATTCAAGGCATAAAGAAGGTCGATAAAAAGAATCGGATTCCAATAGGGGAAAAGGGAATTGGACGATTTGGTGTTCATAAACTTGGATTCCAGATAGAGCTTGTGAGCAGAAAAGAAAATAAAAAAGAAATTATGCTTAAAATGAATTGGAAAGATTTCGATACTGATGATTTGTTGGTAAAAATTCCAGTCGTTTTAAGGGAGAGAGGAACGCCGGAATATTTTACTGGGAAAAAGACTGGAACGAGAGTGATTATTAGAGATTTGAAAAACGCATGGACTCGGGAAGCTGTGCGCGAGTTATATAGGTCTGTTAATTCTTTGAGTTCCCCTTTTGAAACACTGGATTCATTCCGAGTCTATTTTAACCTTGATAAGCAAGAGTGGCTTGCGGGATTAGTGACATTTGATGATATTAAAAACCACGCCTTGTACTATGGCGAATGCATTATCGAGAATAATTCTATTAAACGTTTGAAGTATGAGTTTCGGCCATGGGACACGATGTCAAAGTTGCAAGGACGAAAACATGAGTTAAGAGATGTTCGAATGGTCGAGCAGGTTTTAAATAGTGACACAGGGAAAATGGAGTGGGTTGATATAGATTTGTCGAAGCACAAGCTTGGAGTGATTAAATTTAAAATTTTAATATTCGATCGAGCAAGCAAGATTTTATCGCTTGGATTAACAGATAAGAAGGGTTTTAAAGAGTATCTGGATATAAACGGAGGCGTGAGAGTATTTCGTAGTGGCATTCGCGTATATGATTACGGCGAGCGTTCTAATGACTGGCTCGGGCTGGATATTCGCAGAGTTAATCAGCCTGGGAAGACCCTTAGTAATAACATAATAATCGGCGCAGTATACCTCGATCGGGTAGCCAGTGCTGATCTCGAGGAAAAGACAAACCGGGAGGGTTTTGTTGAAAACGCGGCGTATTTCAAATTCTTATCTGCTGTTAATTTTGCCTTAGAAAAAATATTAACCGAAAGGAATACGGATAAAGAAAAAGTGCGTAAACTTTTTAGCCCTACCGCACCGGACGAACCGGTAATGGGCAATCTTAAAATATTACAGGATAAGATTATAAAAGAGATTCCCAAAGGGAAATTCCGAAATGAACTGGTAAAAACAATTAAGGACATAGAAGCTGACTACAAAATGATAAACCAGATCTATACCAGGAGTGCCAGCGCTGGGTTGAGCCTTGGAATCGTGATACATGAAGTCAGTAAAATCATAGATGAATTGCTGGCGGCAGTTGACGAGATCCCTTCGCATAAGCATATTGTTTCGCTGGTAAAAATATTACATAAGACAGTTAGTGACTATGCTGGCGTAATAAAGCAAAGCACAAAATCGAAAGAGGATTTAATCGAGATTATAGACCAGGCGTTATCAAATATTCAGTTTCGAATAAAAGCGCATAAAATTGAAATAATCAAAAGCTATAAGAAGCGGTCAAAAATAAATGCGGTGGTTAAGTGTGCTCCTAATTTGATAATTAGTACGATTATAAATTTGATCGATAATTCGATATGGTGGCAAAATTATGCAAACATAAAAAGCAAAAAAATTATTATAGATATTACCGAAGAGCACAAGGGATATACTTCGATTTTAATTGCTGATAACGGTCCCGGATTTAGTATATCTCCGGAAGAAGCCGTAAAACCGTTTATTTCCGATAAGCCGGGTGGTATGGGGCTTGGATTGCATCTTGCTTATGAAGTTATGAATGGTCAGCGGGGAGAGCTAATTTTTCCTGAAGTTGGTGATTATGATCTTCCAAGCGAATTTAAACACGGAGCAAGATTATTACTTGCATTTAAAAGATAGATTATGAAAAAGTATCAATTGCCATTAGACGGTTCGGTAGTAATCCTCGAAGATAAAGTTGGAGAAGCTTTGCCCCTTATAAAGCTTCTTTCGAAAAAGGGAATTGCTACAACGTACTATACAGGAGCAGACATTGAATTACCTGAAAAGCCGGTACAAAAAATAAGATTAGCTTTTATCGATATACAATTATTTGGTCCGAGTGACGCACATTCCTACGCACAAAATATTCTTAGGATTTTAGATAGAATTATACCTGTAAATAACGGTCCCTATATTTTAATTGTCTGGAGTAAAACGGACGATATCAATGCAGAGACGCTCGAAAGAGAGATAATGGCATGGACTAAACCGCCTGCAATTGTTTTGGGATTAAGCAAGTCATCTTATTTTAAGAGATTTGTTGATTTGTCTAGGCGGGATAATTTAATTGAAAAATTGGACAATTCTTTGAAAACCCGATTTTCCAAAGAAGATTTAGATGTTGTCAAGAACGCGATTAATGGATTTTACCAAACAGACATAGCTTTGGCGCCTAAAAAAGATGCGCTGAAGAAAATTTCAAATGAATTATTGTCTATGCTTCAAGGATTAGATGTGTTGCAGCTGTTTGCAGCTTGGGAGAGCTTTATTAATAAAACCTCTGGCGAGATAGTCGAATCTTTCTCTTCGCTTCATCCTTCTGACGCATACTGGCAAAGTAATTTGAAGTCTACTATTTATCGAATGGCGCACACGCAACTCGGCAAAAGACTTGGATCAGCCGCAGATGAAGAATTGATAAGAAATGCTTTAAAAACACTGAATCATATATTTCTGGGTGCAATAGAAAATACAACCTACAAAAATAACGATTTCTTTAGAACAATTACAATAGGAAAGAATATTTCATCGTTTTCGAGAAAAGTAAATGGAAAGAAATACGACATCAAATGGTCGGTAAAGTCAGGAGATTACCAATTGTATGTTGATGGAAAAGTATTGCCTACCGGAGCTGGACCTAAAAAAAAGAACAAAATTTATGATTTAAGTAAGCGAGGGACAAATAATTCCGAGAAAGACACTATAAGACAGATTATTGATGATTATTTGTCTATTGAGCCTGAGATAAACGCTAAACTATTTATAGATTTTAATATTTCTGCTAAGGAATGCTCTGGTGCTGTCTATAAAAAGTCTGTACACGGATTCAAGAGAAAGATAAGTCTGCTAGGAAACTATTTCAACGTAGACTCAAAAATATTCAGAAAGAATGGTAATCAAGCGCCTTTTAAAAAGGATGAATTGAAAAACTTTGTATTTATTGAGATGAATGTTATACCTTCTTGTGATAATGCACAGGCAAAATGGCTAAAATCTAAAATGCGATTATTGCCAGGGATAATGTTTCCTAAAGAATATTTTAATGATTTAAAGGAAGGGGATTCATTTTATAAAACAATGCCACTGCTCAAAATTGATAATCAATGTTATCAATGCGTATTTGATTTTCGTCTTCTCAAATCGGAAGATATCCCCAGGAGTATTAGCAAAAGAAGGAAAACGTGGTTTAAAATTCGAAATGAAGTTTTAGCAGATATCCTGTCGAGGCTATCAAGTCATGCAAGCAGAGTAGGAGTGGCACTTGTTGAATAACTTGCCCAACAAAAATTGGAGTCGTGACGAACTAATTGTAGCATTTAACCTGTATTGTAAGACACCTTTTACAAAAATTAATGCAAGCAACAGAGCCGTTAAGGCATTGGCCCCGACACTTGGTCGTTCTGCTTCGGCAGTCGCTCTTAAACTTGCTAATTTTGCCAGATTAGATCCTGCTCTGCAGGAAAGAAATATTGCTGGAATGCGCCATGGTAGCAAGAGTGAGGTTTCTATCTGGAATGAATTCCAAGGTAATTGGGAAGATCTCGCATATCAAAGCGAACAGATATTAGCGAAATTAAAGAACGATACTGTTGAGGAAGTTGCACAGGTCAGTGTAGAAGATTTACCGGTTGAGGGTAGGGAGCGGGAGATTATTGTTAAGGCCAGGGTTAACCAGTCTTTTTTTCGTAAAACAGTTTTGGCTTCTTATAATAACCGGTGTTGCATTACTGGTATCACAGCCTCGGAACTTCTTGTCGCGAGTCATATTGTGCCGTGGTCTGTTGATGTAAAGAACAGGATGAATCCATGTAACGGTTTATGCCTTAACGCATTACACGATAAGGCATTTGATCAGGGGTTGATTACTATTACAGTTGATTATTCGATACGGATATCAGAAATTTTTAAGAAGCACCACGCTGAAACAGCGGTATTTTTTACTATGTTTGAAGGAAAGAAAATAACGCTTCCGCAAAGGTTCCTTCCGGCGCGGGAGTTTATCGAATTTCACAATAAGTCTGTTTTTATTGACCGATAAAAAAATTATGGATCAGCTTCGAAATTTGGGTGATAGTAGACAAACTGGGTTTTGTTGTTATTGCGGGAAAAACACGGAAACCCGTGATCACGTTCCTTCAAAAGTTTTTTTGGATGAGCCCTATCCCGAAAATTTGCCCGTTGTATTTGCCTGTCAGTCATGCAATGAAGGTTTTTCGCTTGATGAAGAATATCTTGCGTGTCTTATCGAGTGTGTGGTTTGTGGGACGGTGGATTATATGGGTGTGGAACGCAAGAAAATTGCTTCGATTTTTCAAAGGAAGCCCGCACTGGTTTCAAGATTTGCCCAAGCGCGGAAGGAAGTCGGCGATGGTTTGGCTTTTTCTGCGGAATTACCGCGTATAAAAAATGTATTATTGAAATTGGCACGTGGGCATGCTGTCTATGAATTGAATGAGCCGCAACTTGATGAGCCATCATGTTTGACATGTATCCCGCTGTTCGGTATGGATCCAGGGCAGAGGGTTAAATTTGAAGCATTGCCGAGATCTTTAAAATCTCCAGAAGTAGGCAGCCGCAGTTCTCAGCGTTTGGTTGTAAATGAACCTGGGTTAGTTTTATGGATGACGGTTCAGCAGGGAAGATATCGGTATCTTGCATTTGTAGATAGCGGAATAATAATTCGAATCGTCATTAGGGAATATCTTGCCTGTGAGATAGGCTGGGATTAGATTCGGTTGTCCACGTTAAGAGATAGAACATCGGCGAAAGTTTTTTGATACATAAAAGGCGTTCAGACTATACTGTTCTGAGTCACAGCGGGGAGTCGATGAGCAGGGGGGAGATCAGAATTTTGGCACCAGGCTTTTAGGCATTTTTGCCAAAATAATATTACACGAGAACATTTGTTTCCGGGGTTAGATGGATTTGCTCGCTCTCTTCTTAATTCAATCCCGATTGATGAATATTGATTAGCAGAGTGTAATAGTAACTATTTTTTGTAGAGGCTGAATGAAGAAAAAAATCATAAGCAGGTATTTATCACAGGAAACTTTCTCAGTCGTAAAAAGAGATTTCAGTTTTCTGGTAGATCGGATTAAGCAGTCAGGCTTCGAATACGGGCTAGAGATTCGCGACAATTACATGAATCTCTATTATAAAGGCAACAGTCTTGGCAAGGTGTCTTACCGTAGATCAAAGAAGTTGTATGAGATTAAAATACACCATAAATTTGTAGAAGGTCTGGGGGCGGCGATTAAACGATTTAAATATTCCCGGGAAAAGGACTATTTTGTTTTTTACCTCGAGAGTAAACAGCTTCATCCTTTCTTTAGTAAGAGAAATTTGCTGTCCATGGGGCAAAAAGTAAAAAAAGTTCAGTTTCAGGAAGAGATTGTCTTTGAGCAAATGCTGGTCACAGATAATGCAAATAGGAACGATTTGATAATCATTGACCGGCAGGTTGTTGATAGGAACAGTTCTACCAAGATGGATCTTCTCGCTCTTAAACGCAATAGTTCAGGCAAGTATCAGTTTTGCGTGATTGAAGTCAAGCTTGGGAATAATACGGAATTAAAGGGCAAGGTTTTTTCTCAACTCAACGGATACATGGAACGTATCGCGAAAAACTTTCAGGAATACAAAGAATGTTATGAAAAGAATGCTCTTCAGAAGCAGGAGCTTGGTTTGTTGCCGGAGAGCCTTAAAATAAGTATTGATAAAGATGTATTAGGGGTCGTGGTTGTTGGCGGATATTCGGGATTGGCTAAGCAAAACATAAGAGAGTTAAAAACACACCACCCTGCCATAAAAGTCCTGCATATAAAAAATGAGATTGATCTCAGTGAGGCCAGATGATGAGATTAACAATTCACCGTGGAACAAAAGAAATAGGCGGCACCTGTATTGAGTTTCAATCGAATGATTCCCGGATAATCGCAGATTTGGGAATCCCGCTGGTATTCGGCGGTAAAGACCAACCCTTTGATTCAAAAATACTCGAGAAGAAATCAGCCAGGCAGCTGTTGGTTGCAGGTATATTACCTGCTGTCGATGGATTGTACGCAGGTAGCGATCCGGGTGTTGATGCTGTTTTGATATCGCACTCTCATCTAGATCACTATGGACTGCTTCGCTACATTCACCCAGATGTCCCAATATTCTTGAGTGAAGGCGCAAAAAATATGATTGAAATTTCGGATATGTTCACACCGCATCGAACGGGTAAACTAAACGCCCGCATTATACGTGATAACAATAAGGTTAAGGCGTCTGGATTTAAAATTACACCGTTTCTCGTTGATCATTCAGCTTTTGACGCAATGGCATATCTTATCGAAGATGATAAAACAAGAGTGTTTTATTCGGGTGATTTCAGAGGGCATGGCCGTAAAAGCGCACTTTTCAAGAAGATGGTTTCTTCTCCGCCAAAGGATATCGATTGCCTTATCATGGAAGGCTCTATGCTTGGGCGGGCCGATCAGGTTTACAAAAACGAGATAGATGTTGAGCAAGGGATTAAGGATATTTTGGAAAAGAAGGAAAACATTGCTTTTCTTTTCGTTTCTTCACAGAATATCGACAGGTTAGTTTCGGCATATAAGGCGTGCCGAAAAACAGGCTCAACTTTCGTGATCGATTTGTATACGGCGTTTATTTTGCATAAGCTCGGGGAGAAAACAAAAAGCTTGCCTCAGTATAACTGGCCGAATGTCCGAGTAAAGTTTTTTAAATTTCATGCTGATAAGATAGCGGAGGCAGGGCATGAAAAACTGTTATATTTATTCAATCAAAAAAAGATCGAAATGGAAGAAATTAACCGTTCCAAGGAAAAGGTTCTGATGATTCTGAGAGACAATTCTCTGTTTCCCAGAGTTGTCAGGTATATTCAGCCGATCAATGGCTCGGTGATCATATATTCTATGTGGGAAGGATATCTTACGGATAAATTCCAGGAATATTGCCGGGACAAAGGTATAGTGATTAAGCAGATTCATACCAGCGGGCATGCAACTTTGCGTGATCTTAAGGCTTTTGCGAGTGCGTTGAATCCGAAAACGTTGCTTCCAATTCATACATTTGAGCCCGGGCAGTATCCGGCCTTATTCAGAAACGTCAGAATCATGAAGGATGGAGAGGTTCTTGATTTAGGATAGGATTAGGCGGCAGACGTTTGATTTCGCTACGTTGTTCTTGCTCGGTTTTTAGGCGGGAGAATTAGATATGAAAGATTATTTTAAAAGTTTCCTCTACAAATTAAGAACCGTTAATCCAGTGCGGCTGGTACTCATGGGATATATGTCCTATATTGTTGTAGGCTTTATCCTTCTGTGCCTGCCGTTCATGCATAAAAACTATGTCCCCGTTCTTGATAATCTTTTTACC